TCCCCATACTTATTTATAATCTGTTGTATCTTCTGAATCCTATCTTGTAATAAAAACTCATTCTCTGTCATATTAAATACCTCCATTATACTTCTTCTTTACATCTTCTTCTGTAAGCTGCTGAATACAAATTCTATTATTATCTCTTAACTTAACCTTATGGGTTGTACCATCGCCATACCAAACAATAATAGAACTTCCGCCCCAACTATCATATCTTAATACTCTACTTGCTTCACTAGGATACTGCTTACGAAACAATTCATAAATATGCTCGTGTGTCATTCCTTTATTTTAACACCTCCGCCATCTATATTCCAACAAGCATTTCTCAATGCACATTCCTTACATCTCTTACAATCTGGCTCTGTAGCACCTTTAGGTCTTTTAACCATCTTGTGTTCTTTCATTACACGATTATAATAATACTTTATCTGGTCTGCTCTATCAATAAAATCTGCAACAATAACAGGGTCATATTCATAAACCTCAACCTTGAAATCTTGTGTATTTTTATCTTCTGATAAAACAAAACCTTTTGTAAAGTCCTCACCATTCCATGTACCAGCTTCTTTTTCTTTCTCTATACAAAGCCTCATATACCACTGACACTGTTTCCAGGCCGATGGATGTTTTGTCATTTTCTGAAATTGGTAAGTATTAACAGATTTAATTTCACCTATCATCTTACCATTAAAGAACTCCGGTATTGTACATATAATGTCAGGTGTAAAACTAATACGATACTTTTTATAAAACTGAGTTACGTCTAACCCATCGGCATCTGCATACCCAGCTCTTATAAATAACCTCTGCCACTTCTCGTGTATAGCGTTACCTTCTTCAAATATACGCTTCAGGCCAACACTTATCTGTTCACCTTGAAGCTGTCTATATATTAAACTAAGCACCTGCTGTCTAAGACAAAATTCTTTATCACCTTTAATAAGGGCAGATGCATGAAGCCCTACCCTCTCCTGTGTTTCTGCACCTCTAGTCATTACCTGTTTAATAAACCTTGCTTCTTCATCAACATTCTTTTCAATGAAGAACATGTTATTAAATATCTTTTCTAACCGAGACGCTTCGCTTGATTGAATTTTTGTCCTATTACCTGTGGCTTCCTTTTTAATATCATCAAGTATTCCCATTTATCTCTATCCATTTCTTTTTACAATCACAAATACTTTCCAACATCACACTAACCCTTTCAACCTCTTCATGCGAAAGTGTATCTGCAACTGGATGTGTATATATCACATAATTACAATACCATATTGCTTTATCAAGGTCCTCTAAACCATTCTTATTTTTATACCTCCACAAATACTTAAACGCATTGCACATACAAAAATCAGCAACAGCCCTTGAACCAAACATTATTTCCATCACCTGAATACACTCCAATGATGTACTACCTTCATAATGCTTTGGATGATTTACATTATCCATATCAATCATAACCTCCTAGGTGGATTATACTTATTATATTTAATAACCTGAAGTAAATAACCGGCATTCTCAACCTGTTTTTGACCACAAACAAATGTATCATAAAACTCCATTGAGTTCATAAAGAAGTTATCGCCAATAAATTCATCCGTTACACAATCATATGGATATGCACATAAATGATGAGCACCTAAAAGACATATATTTTCTACACAACCACTAAGATAACTGAAATCACCAAATACACCACTTGTATAATAATAATCACTATAATCCTCTTTAATACTAAGCCAACCATCTTTTATATCATTACACAATGATAATATCCTACCTTTGGCATAGCCTAAATCTTTATCACTCACTCTGTTGAGCTTTCTAATAATATCATCAACAGATGGAAACTCATGCCATGCCACGACCTGACCAACAACAGAGTTCTTTCTTTTCTTACCACAAGCTCTTGTTATGTTATTCATATACATTCTTGCAATATCAGGTGAATTACCGTCATCTAACAATATACTTGTAATAATTGCCTGTAACATATCCTGCTTAATTATACGAATACCAGAAGCCCTATTACATAATGCTTCAATATCCTTATCAAGCTTACAGAAAGTATAATACAAATCAAGATAATCAGTACCTATGTCAAAATAATCATACCAAGTATTATAAAAGTCCTCTTCTGAACAAGAAAAAGTAAAGTGGTTTCTCTTCTGTTCTACCTGAACTATCTTATCCTTATGTACAATTATATATTTACCACCTTCACCGACCTTTGTCCATGTAAGCACCTGTCCACTTTTATATACATGGTCTAAATCTAAATATGGTATAGACATATAAAACATATTAACCTCCTAGTCGACTGTACCAACTATTCTAACTATACCTGCATTCTTTATCATTCTATTACAAATGGGACAAGGTTCCACTTCATCAATCTTAATATAACTATAAATATCTTCACCTGCAATTGCAGAAGCATTTACATCAAGCTTATATTCTTCACCTGCAAGATACATTGTTGCACCAATCATATCTTTCCTTGAAGCAGATAACATAGCATTCTGCTCTGCGTGTACACTAAAACAATGTGAATAATCACCTGTGTTATGAGGAACATTAAGTCTGGTACAGAAGCCTCTATCACAACAATTAAGTGAGCCTCTAGGATTACCATTATAACCAGTTGCTATTATTTCATCATTCTTAACAATAACACAACCATAATGTCTTTTAAGACACGTAGACCTCTTAGATACCGCAAGAGCAATACCAATATAATACTGGTCTTTCGTGGGTCTACCGACAGGCTTAGGCATCATGCCTGTTTCTGCAATCTTTTTAATATCATCTTCTACATCGTCAGGATGAATGCCAAAATCAATCTCACAATAATCTTTATTACATTTACTCATCTTCTTCGTACTCCTCTTCTTCATCCATGTCTATGCTTTTAATTCTTTTACCAAACTCAGCTGCTCTCTGCTGCATAAGTTCTTTTCTTATCTCTTTAACATCATCAAAAGAAACAAACCCTCTGTCAAAGAAAAGCGGTATTTCACATTCACCCATAGGGTTACATACCTTTGATTTAACTACTTTACATTTCATTATCAAACCAACCTTTTCTGTTGATGCAGAGTTCTTAGGATTTTTATTAGGTATCTCAATCCATGCCCGTCTTGCAACCTGAATACGAAGGCTTGCTGAATGTTTAAGTTTTCTACCGCCTGGAGTATCGGTCTTTTCGCCAAACATCATGGCACCAATCTTATCCCTTACCTGATTAACAAAGATTACTGTAGTACCTGTAACCTCTATTATCTCCTCAACTGTAGGCAAATACTTATTCATCAGTCTAGCCGTACCACCAATTCTCTGTTCCTCAATGCTGTCTTTATCAGCAGATTTCAGAACCTTTTCGGCATCCTCTTTCGGAACAAGCGACGGAACCGAATCAATGCCTATAATAGGTATGCCAGCCTTGGCGAACTTTATCGTCTTGTTAAAAGCGTCCTCGCCATATCTAGCTCTATATACCAGTAGCTGCTTCGGTCTATTACCGAACACCTTTGCTCTATCAGCATCGAATGTACCTTCAACCGGTATATCTAATGCAAGATTATGAAGGCTACATAAATGATATAACAGTGTCGTTTTACCAGAACTCTCAGGACCAAATATTTCTATTGTTCTTCCCTCTGGCATACCTCCACCGATTATAGCATCTAAATCTTCAATACCTGTACTCCACCTATTTATTTTAAGATTGGCATGTTTACTACCAATTGTGTAGATGGAGCCCTCACCTTCTTTTTTATTTATGTCAGAGCATAATTTAATTATCTGCTCTTTGTTTGTATTAGCCATTACTTTGTAAGGTCCCCTTCTTCTTCTGCATAGCCTATATTAAGCTTACCTACGCTAACTGGAATAATAGTTTTGTTTCTATCTATGTCATAATACATATCAGATATTCTATATATAGCACCTGTGTTAAAATCATAATAATCAGCATACTTACCATACATATCTATAATTTCTCTTATGCTCATTACTCAACCTCTACATAATCACTAAATACACTTAAGGCTTCTACATATGAACCACAACTAAAACATCTGTTAGCCATTTCAGCCGCTTCTTCTCTTAAACCATTCTTCTTAAGCACCCTAGAAACAATTCCGATAAGATTAAAAATGTTACCATTCTCACCAACAAGCTTACATTTAGGCCTACGAATAACATCAACTTCTTCAACATCCTTGATAAGCCAATTATCGAACTCTATACGTTCAATATAGCCATCATACTCCATGCGTTCGCACCAATAGACATAATTACTACTGTCACCATAATGCTTCTCGTAAAACTCTAACAACTTTAATTCACTTAATACTCTGGCCATGTTATAGGCCTCCTTTCTTTTTATTTTCTGTAATAATTATATCATATAATATCAAGTTTGTCAATATATTTATTTCTTTCTATCAGACCTAGCATATAATGCTGAGTTATATTTCTTAACCCTAGTTATATATGTTTTCTTGTTAAATTCAAGTGCACCCTGCTCTATCATAATTTCAATGTGTCTTTTATTAACCTTTGAACCATCTGACCTAGCAGAAATTCTATCAATGAAATTGTCGAATGATGTAAATATACCATTCTTCTTTCTTTCATCAACAATTACATTTGCTGCAACCTCACCTACACCTTTAAGTGTACTTATACCCTGCTGAATACAAAACTCACCTTCGACTTTTCTAAGTGAACTCTTTACCTTTGAATAATTCACATGAGGTAAAAATACTACGGCACCATCACCAACAGCATTTTCACAATATTTATAAAAATCATTATCATCTTTTGCATACTTAATTTTACTAAACCAAAATACATCAGGATAATGTACTTTATAAAACATTTGCTCTGCAGATATTAGTGTATAACCAACTGAATGACCTTCATTGAATGAATAATCATAAAACTTTTTAAATATATCCTTGGCCTGAGTTTCAGGAACACCTATCTTGGCACATCCCTTTACAAAGTTTGCTTCGAACTTAGGATATTCACCTTCAAAATACCAGTTAAATTTAGGAACACCTATCTTCATCTTTGTGATAGCGTGTGCTTCATCCCATGTCATACCAGCTATCTCTACGGCCATCCTCATAATCTGCTCCTGATAAATAATTGTACCATATGTCTTTTGTAAATATTTATCAAGTGCAGCAATCCTTGTACCTTCTTCGCCTAATTCATATGCCGCCTTATTTGCTGCATATATTTCTGGCTGCTTCTGTTTCAAAGGACCAGGTCTATTCATAGCCGTTGCGGCAACAACATCATTAAAACAGTTTGTATGAATATCTAACAGAAGTTTCTGAACAGATGCTTTATCTAACTGAAATACACCATTACAGTTACCTTCTGAAAAACCTCTTACAACCTCTTCATCTTCAACCATTGATATATCAAATCCAGGTATACCAGTTGCTTTTCTGCAATCATTAAGTTCTGACATTGTTTTAAGTCCAAGAATATCAAACTTAATTACACCTATATCTTCAATATCTACAAGGTCATAATTTGTAAAGTATCTTCCTGTCTTACTATCAATTCTTATAGCTGTATAATCTAATATATTACCACCTGTTATAGCTACACCAGCAGCATGAGTACCAATAAATCTTACCTTCTCGTATAGCTTCAAGAAATGTGTCATAATATCACAATAACCAACATTATATGAACCAAACCTTGAATCTGCTTTAAGACCATCTACAAGTAAGAAACCCTCATCTATATACTCATTAACATATTTCTTTATATCAGATATAATACCCTTATTTATCTTAGCCTGTGATTCATCAACAGACTTATCTGTAGGTAAATAACAAACCTTTGCTAAATCATTTATAAGGTTATCTACCCTATATAAACCATATGAACAAATCTGAGCTGAATGACCTTCATATTTTGATAACAGATAATCAATAACTTCACCTCTCCTATCTGTTTCGAAGTCAAGGTCAATATCAGGCATTTTCTTACGCTCTTTCATAAGGAATCTTCTGAACTCAAGATTGAAATAAATGCTGTCAACCTCTGTGATTCTAAGAGCGTAACAAACAATTGAGTTACACGCCGAACCTCTTCCAGGCCCTACTGCAATTCCATTATTTTTTGCCCAATTTACATAATCCTCAACCATAAGGAAATAATCTTCAAACCCATGGAACTTAATTACATCAAGCTCTTCTTTAGCTCTCTCTATATACTCTTTATTATATTTACCTCTAGCTCTAAGACCATCCTTAACATGCTGTAACAATGTCTTATATGAATTAGTACCATCAGAAAGCTTAGGTAATATTTCAGGCAGGTCACCTAAATAACAATCCTCACACTTTTCTTCAATGGCATCAAGATTTGAATACATATCGCTAGCGAGCTTTCTTGCTTTATCAAGGCCAAAGTCACCTTTATGCATCTTCACAAATCTCTTAAACATATCTTCCGGTGCCGGCATATATCTCTCTTTATATGCATCCTCTATCTGCTCAAGATTATGACCTGCTATCTCATGCATTTTAAGATATGTAGGAAAATCATCTTTTCTTCCTCTATGACTATCTGATGTAAGGATACACTTTATGCCCAATCTATCTGCCAGACCAATCATGGTTACATTTATTCTTTCCTGTGCTTCTGCTTCGGAAACTTTATATGGCTGAATCTCAGCATACAAATCGTCGCCAAAGATACTCTGTAACTTTTCCAAATATTTTCTGGCCTGTTTTACATTTCCCTTTAGAATACACTGGCTTGAATAACTAGCAATGCAAGCCGTAGTACAGATTAAACCTTCGTGATACTTCTCAAGTAAATCAAATGTCCATATAGGATTATAGTACTTTTGTTTTTCACCTTCAAACTGAATCCTGTTAAGATTACCATAACCTTCAAGATTCTTTGCTATCAATATCAGATGATAACCTCTTGTCTTTTCTTTATACTTTGGTAAGAAATAACCTTCAACACCAAGTATCGGTTTTATACCTACATTCTTACAAGCCTTATATGTCTGTACAAGGCCGTTCGTATTACCATGATTAGTTGTACTGAGAGATTTGTAACCGAGCTCTTTAGCAAGTTCAGCCAATTCGCTCGGTTTACCAAATCCATCAAAAGTACTATACTCATCATGTCTGTGTAAATCAAACATGTTATTCTCCTATTAGTCTAGTATAATACCTTTTAATATTGTTTTCATCCATTATCTTCTTATAACTCTTTGTATCTCTTATTTCATCTATTACATTTTTATACTCCTCATATTTCATAGCTCTAAGTGGTATAAAATAATGTATAGGTATACGACATGCTGACGTACCATTTATTGCATACTTATTCAATACCATTTTTCTTTTTATAATTATATCATAAATATCTGGAAACGTCAATCTCAAGTCGTTTAAATTTACGTCTGGCAGTATTATAGGTACACATCCTAAAATAATGGCTTCCATAAATCTAACCATATTAAAAGCATCCTTGTTATAAGGTTGTGTTATTACTGTAAACCTAGATAACATAAGATTATAATAATATGTTGTTTGCTGAACCCTATGCTCTGTATCTTTTCTATCAAATACTTCAAATCTACCTTGCAAAGGGTTATTTCGTTTATGCATCACACGTCTACTACCAATTCTATCTCTTATACTATCTACTGCATCATAAAGCCAATCCCTAGTACCATCATAATTGCTACCAATATAGTATATATCCTCTGCCTTTGGTATTTCTTGTACATATGTATTTGCAAGCATATACTCATACATAGGAAAATATTCTACTCCAGGCCAATTACATGCACCAATTCTTTTGTAACTACTATATTTCCATACAGATGAAAAATCTACCTCGTCAACATCTAACACATATTGATAAACATTTTTGTTTCTACATGCCTTAACAAAAACAATTCGCTCTATAAGTCTTTTTAGCTTATCATACTGCATACAATATATATCATCATTCTTTATGCCATCTGATATTTCAATAAGCTTATCCTGTGTCAACTGATGTTTATCACCTCTTAAAATTGGTGTTTTTAACAATATAACATTATCAAAATCAACAAGCAACTTCTTATAATGCTTATACATTTTCTGCCACGAATCAAATCTATATTGTCCTGCCTTAAATGTATTTGTTAACCCACCAAGAACTCTGTTCATCTTTTCATCTTTGTAGAAATCAATTATATAGCAATCGCCGTCAATGAATTGAGTAACCTGAGCAATCATACATGATATTATCTCGGCTTGAGTTGCTTCTATACTGCTCAATAATGCTATAACTGTACTCATAAATCAGCTTCTACATAATTCCTTTCATACAGATGAAGTGAACCACAAATATGAGTATATACGCCAACCTCAATGCCGAGTTCCATACTCATAAGTATAAGCATATTTGTGAACTGGAATACATCATAAGGGAAGCCCATCCAAATATCATTTGACCTCATATATGTTGTAAGATGTAACTTATTATCTCTGATTAAGAACTGAAGACATACTGTACAATTAACATCCTTAGAATATCTATTATCAGCATCCTTAATATGAATCACTGCCTGCCTTGTCTCTGGGCTATGTTCAAGCAAATCCTTAACATAATCCCACTGGTCAAAACCAAACTTTTCTTTTATACAGTAACCATAATTAGAATTAACATTCTCACCATCATCAGACATCCTATCCCAGCCAGATGTGTACTTCTGTATTTCTTTAAGCTTTGTTGAACCAGACATATACCAAAGCATTTCCCCGATGGCATATCTGATAGAAAGGTCCCTTACTGTATTCCTCATAATATTTTTTGTAGGGTCTGTAATTACTGTAACGGCGTTAATTACTTCGCCTATAACATTTCCATCCCTAGAACTACTACATTTACTTTTCTCTTTCTTATAACCTTTGGTCATTACCTTATACCAATGAAGAAAAGCTGTATCAATATCTTTACATGTAAATATTTCATTATAAATTGTATTCATCTTTTATCGTGCTCCCCTTTGGCCAATACTTAAACTCTACCATAAAAGGCAATATTATATAGCTTCTCTGTAAAGAAACATATGTCCATATACTGATATAAATAACCTCTAAGATACCTTACAATATTTTCTCTTTCTTTTATATGATACTTAAGATAGTAAATCTTATCTATAACATCTGCCTTTGAACGAACAGTAAGAAAATCTGCATAATCACCGGCAAACTTCTTAATTGTTTCATCGCCATATTCTTCAATGAACAACGGCACACAATTATAAAATATTGCTTCAAGTATACGTGCTGTCATAAAATGATATTTGCAATAATCTTCTTTGGCAAGTAATATTGTTGCTAACGACCTTGAATATGTATAATACATTTCTTTAGTCTGCAACCGTCTACCAAATGTTATCTCCGGCCACCTTTCCTTACTATCTCTACCAGACTCCGTCCAGTTACCGTGTACCATTATACCATTCATTTCTGTCGGTATATACTTATCAATACACCAGTCCCTCTCATACCTATTGCCAATATATACAAGATTATTTTCAAACTGAATACTTGTACAAGGAAACTCTCCGGATACAGGAAAATCATCCATGTGCGTAAAGTCAAACGGTATACATACAGTTATTGCTCTATCAACACCCTTGTGTTTATCACCTAACTCAAATATATACACATTATCATTTTCCTCTACAAACTTCATGTGATTTTCTGAAATCTTGTAATCGAGGTCAAATATAACAAGCTTTATATTATGCTGTTTACAATAATAGAATAAACAACTTTGAATAAAATAATCGGGCTGCCAATCTTTATCACTCACCATTGTTGCAACATCATTTCTTCCTGGTATAAGCATACGATACTCGTGAAGAATTACGTCGCAATCATACAATTTAGCATTATCAAATAACTCAAATATACAATCTACCTTTAGGTCTCTATGATTGTTAAAAATAACATCTAATGCATCCTCGCCATACATTGACTTATCCATCTTTGTATATGCATATTCTCTGGCAAATCTACACCATGACCTAAACAAACCATCACCTAAAAACTTATAACCAAACCTATCTCTATCTGGCATTATCTGAATTACATCATGGCCATCGGCTATCAACCTATGAATAATAGACCATGAATAAAATGCATTGCCATCGGGTGTTGATAAAAGGTTACCATCTGCATCTACTTTTACATCACCGAGAAAGCCCCAATAACTATAACCAATCTTCATCATATCAATCATACCTCCTCTGACAGAGCAAATCACAATGGTAATCATGTGGACATATGAAATTATTATCATGCCTTTTAAGTATATCGGCGAAATCATCTTTATAAATATTACCTAATACATTATTAGACATAATGGACTGACATAAAACTACATCACCATTTGTATAAATTGTATGAACAGATGATGTACTGTCACAAGGTTTCTTTGTACCATTTACAAGTGATTCAATAAAAGCCTTATCTTTATCATAAAGCATATCGCCATGCTCTTCTACCATTCTGACAAGAGATTCATATAGCGGTACAATTGACTGCTTACCAGCAACCTTAAGCAAGTCCATATCCTGAGCAATGCAGAAATAAATCTTACTAAACCCTAACGCTTTGAATAACTGCATATCATAATTCATGTTTTTCTCATTAAGAGAACTAAGCGTGTAGCTAAGTTTAATATTTACTTTATCACCATATTCTCTAACAATCCTGCCAATATTTTCAAGGTTGCCCTTTACACCTCTAATAGCATCATGGTTTATTCCATCACAGCTCATTGTAAGATTAGGCACACTATAAAATCTAAGATACTTATCAAGCAAATCATAATTAACAGCATTTGAAAGTAACGTATAACTTGTATTCATGTGGTCGCAGAAAACAAGTAATTCACCGAGGTCTTCATATAATGTTACTTCACCTCCACCAAATACATAATCTGCATCCTGAAACTTATTTATGATTTTCGCTACTTCCTTAAATGGAATCTTATTACCTTTCTGATTCTTCCATATCTGACACGTTTTACATCTTGAATTACACTTATCAGTAAGATAAAACTGAATTAACTTGTTATTTCTCATGTTACCACCTCAATAAATAATTATAAAGTGTATCTAATACATCTTCAAATTCATTATACGTGCAATCAATTATGTTATTTGGTGTTAACACATTATCGCATACACTATAATTTCTAACAACCTCAAACATATCATTATGCATACGTAAATCTTTACCATGCTGCTGTGAACTCCACTCAATATCAGTTGGTTTTACATATATTATTATGTACTTATCTCTTTTCTTAGACATCAATCTTTGAACACTATCATAAGTATATAACATAAACTCGGCAGGCACTTTAGCATCTCTGTCTACCCAACTATATACTGCCTCTGTCCAATGAAACCTATCAATAATAATGTCCTGAGTGAAACTATCACTATTCCAAAACTCAACTAATGATTTTGCTCTTATATAATTTTCATAATAATTACCTATCTTACCAAGAGCAGCTAACGTACCTTTTTCTATCCTTTCTTGTTTAAAAATAGGTATGTGATATTTCTTACTAATCATATTGGCAAGTGTTGTTTTACCAACCCTATCTATACCCTCAATTATAATAACCATGATGAACTCCATTTAAGCCTATAATAGCAAAATAGTTGAGGTATATTTCAACCTCAACCATTCCGCTTTAACAAGTAACAACTTACTTCTTATCTTTACCTACTTTATGAACACCTTCACGCTGAATCCTATCTGATACCTCAGCAATCTTTTTGGCAACGGCTGTGAAAAACTCTTCTGTACCATATCCAGAGAACATTGCAATATTCATAAGAACAATAAAGCAATCTGCAAGTTCATCAAGCTTCTGCTCCCTATCATACTTTCCATTCCTAAAGTTCTTCCACCTCTTATCTGCATCAAGGAGTTCTCCAATCTCAGACATAAGCTGCTGCACATGATATGAAAAAAGTTTTGTATCATCAACAGGAAGCTCAATATCATATGCTTCCTTCTCTGTCTTTTCAGAACAAAGACCATGATACATACCCCTTCTAAGCATACATCTCTGATTCTGTCCCTGCATTTCATAGAGTTCACCAAAATCAAAAAATTTCGGCTCACTATCCTCATCAAGGAAACTAAGTACGCTTTCAAGGTCGTCAAATACAATACCGAGCATACTCATTATTATTCATCCTCCCACTCATCATCGTCACTTTCATCATCGCCCCAATCATCTTGTGCCTCATCGTACTCTTCAAGAAGTTTTATATAATATTTGGCATTCTTTTTAGGCATTGCGTCGATGTCTCTCTCTTTACACAGTGAATAAAGTTCCTTCGGAGACATTTCACTATAATCGAGTGTATCGTTGCCATCATCCTCTACAGCCTCGTCGTAGTCATCATCTTCATCATAGTCATCATCTACAGGCTTCTTTGTATTGGGCTTCTTATTAACAGACTTTTTCTTTCTAGGAGTCACATCATCTTCATCATCATCTTCATCGGTTGCTGCATCACAAGGCCACGCCTTATCAAGCATCTGCAGAACGGACTTCTTACTATAAGGTTTAGCCTTGTCATTTCTGAACTTTACCTTATCCATAGGCACAACAGAAAAAGTCTTGTTCTGCTGTTTACCAGTAACACTGATAACGTAATCTCTATCCATCAGTGTACCATAGTTTTCATACATGGCAACAAGAGCAGGAATAGGGGAGCAGTTATTTACAGGGAACATAAACAGCTGAACTTCTTTTGTATCGTAATTCCATACAGACCATACATACTGACTTCTTGTACGAACCGTATCATCATCACAATAAGGACAATTTCTACCGAAGAGTTCCTGACAGGGAACATT